GAGTCAAAAAATGAATACTGTATTTTTAACAGATGGTGCGAGTCACGATAACTTTAACTTTGTAGAAAAAAATGGTAATGAATTAACCGAACAATGTACTGATTATAGACATAACATCATTATAAGAGATACAAAAAATAAAATAGAAATTAAAAGAAATGGTTATAGAGATATTACCACAGAATATCTAAACTGGTTTAGAATTGTAACAGGTTCCAAACTAGTTGGTTTCTTCTTGTATGGTAATAAACTTGGTATATGGGATAGAGATAGTTTCTTTGGTATAGATGGTTTTTCAGAATATGAAAAACAAAGAAAACTATCTTTAAAATCTAAAGTAATGATTTCTAAAAAAGCTGGGTATGATAAGTTATTCTTAATAAAAGCTAAAAACTTACATATAGAAAATGAAGAATTAGATGTGAATGGCACTATGTCAGTAGCACAAATGAAAAGAAATTTTGGTAAATCCATGAAGAATAAACTAACTTCTAGGGTTTTATTAAATAAATTCGTAGATTTGGTGGCTTAATCTATGATTAATAAAGTATTGAAAAATAACGATTTTTACGATTTTTCAAGAAAACCCTTGACAATCCGTGTGGATTATGATAGGATAGCTACATATTTGAGAAAGGTTACATTATGATTAAATATGAAAATTTAAATAGTAAACAAAAAATGTTTGTTGACCTATGTGATAAACACTTTCCTGGTGAGAGTGAGTTATCAAGTAAACAAATTTATAGTATGAAAGGTACAGGTTATGATTACGAAAAGTCATTCCCTGCTTGGTTAGCCAAGGACCCAGAGAATAGGGTTAAAAGAGGTGTTTATAAAATACCTAGAGCCTCTACTTTAGTTTCAGTTCCTGAAGTTAAACAAGAAATTGTAGAACAACCTAAAGTTAATATCGGTACTACTGATAACAAAGCCGAAAACATTATTCCAACTAAAGATGATACGTTTGTTCCATTCGGACATTTTAAAGATATTAAAAATATCATCAAGTCTAAAGTTTTCTATCCTTGTTTTATTACTGGTTTATCTGGTAATGGTAAAACTTTCAATGTTCAACAATCTTGTGCAGAACTCAATAGAGAGTTAATAAGAGTTAATATTACAATCGAAACCGATGAAGACGATTTACTCGGTGGTTTCAGATTATCAGATGGTAAAACTGTCTGGCATGATGGTCCAGTAATCGACGCTATGAAGAGAGGTGCAGTTCTCTTATTAGACGAAGTTGATTTGGCTTCTAATAAAATTATGTGTTTACAACCTATCCTAGAAGGTCAAGGTGTATTCCTCAAAAAGATAAATCAATTTGTTGAACCTCAACCTGGTTTTAACATTGTCGCAACTGCTAATACTAAAGGTAAAGGTAGTGAAGACGGTAGATTTATCGGTACTAATATTTTGAACGAAGCTTTCCTAGAAAGATTTCCTGTTACTTTCGAACAAGAATATCCTACTAAAAAAATCGAAATGAAAATACTTAATAATGTGTTAAGTGTTTACAAATTAAAAGATGAAAACTTTGCCGACAAACTTACAAGTTGGGCTGAAGTTATTAGAAAAACTTTTAATGATGGTGGTGTCAACGAAGTTATCGCCACAAGAAGATTAGTTCATATTGTTAATGCTTTTGCAATCTTTAAGAACAAATTAAAAGCTGTTCAATTATGTTGTAATAGATTTGACGATGATACTAAAAATAGTTTCTTGGATTTATACACTAAAATAGATGCTGGTGTGTCTATTGAAGAGTTAAATCAAGAATCCAATGATAGTGAGGAAGAAGTTGAAAACTTTTAAATCTATCCATAATGTAACCTCTGGAGTGGCCCTTAAAAAGGCCACTCTTAACATGAAGGGTGGGTGATATATAATGGTTTTAGAGGTTCGAGTATTCAACAATAATGTTGAAAAGGCTATGAGAAAACTTAAACGTAAAGTTCAGCGTGAGGGTTTACTCAAAGAGCTCAAACAGCGTCAATTTTATGAGAAGCCCTCTCTTAAAAGACAACGCAAACTAAAAGAAGCTGTACGAAAACATCGTAAGCTTATGAAACGCCGTGAGGCACTTAACAATTAAGGAGACTATATGAGAGTATTCTTAAACAAACTAATAAAAGGAGACTATATCATGGGAAGAAAAAGACTTGCCAATAGCACAAAATTTCTTAACGCTCTGTTAAGAGGTGATAGCATCTCTTGGAATGAAGCAAGAACTACGTTCAGCCTTCAAAGACCAAGAGCAGTTGTTGAAAAATTGAGAGAAGACGGTCACTGCGTCTATATCAATAAATCAACAAGTGGTACTAGTTATAGAATTGGTACACCTTCAAAAGCTATTATCGCCGCTGGTTTAAAAGCACTAGACGGTGCGGTATACGCTTAAATATAAATACTAATGAGGCTATTCGTAAGACCTCATAGTAGTATTGCCTCTCGAATGCAATACAAAGTTGGTTTTGGTAGTTTTACCCATAAAAAACTACCACTTGAAATATGAAAATTAATAACTATATAAATAATTATGATACGCCATGAAGGGTATCATTTTATTAACTTGCTAAAAAGGAGTAAACATGAATAGAACACTATCTATTTGGAACGATTTGAGACCTTTCTCAATAGGTTTCGATAACATATTTGATAACTTTGATAATATGTTAGAGCACAAAACGGTAAATTATCCACCGTACAATATCAATAAAATCGATGAACTAAATTACACAATCGAAGTAGCCCTCGCTGGTTATAGTAAAAAAGATATTGAGGTAAAGTATGCAGATAATCAATTAGAGATTAAATCTGTTCACAAGGATAATGATGACGCTAAAGAAAAATTACATCAAGGTATAGCTAAAAGACATTTTACAAGAGTCTTTACTATTGCAGATGATGTAAAAGTAAATGGTGCCGAAATGAAAGACGGAATGCTCATCGTATCTTTAGAAAAAATTGTTCCTGAAGAAAAGAAACCAAGAACAATAAGCATAAAGTAATAACAATAGATAGGGCCGTTAGTTCGGCCCTACCTTGATTTTTTTAACGGAGTATGATATAATTATATTATGATTGACGGTGATGTGAAATTTGATTATAAGTTTGATGAAGGTAAAATATTATTTGATGTTAGACAATACATCGATGCAACTTACAATTCACATTACGCAAAAACACAAAAACAAGCAACCGAAATAATAATTGACCAAGGTCACGGTACAGGTTTCTGTATGGGTAATATTTTAAAGTATGCCCAACGCTATGGAAAAAAAGATGGTAAAAATAGAAATGATTTAATGAAGGTTATACATTATGCTATAATTCAGTTATATCAAGACCACTATACTAAGGAGAATAATAATGAAAATAAGTGAAGCGACTAAATCTATCTTAAAAAACTTTTCTGATATTAACCAAAATTTATTGGTTAAACCAGGTTCAGAATTAAAAACTATTTCTACAATGAAGAATATTCTTGCAACTGCTAAAGTTGAAGAAGAGTTTACTACTGAATTTGGTATCTATGATTTATCAGAATTTTTAGGTGTATTATCTTTGTTTAAAAGACCTACATTTTCTTTTGAAGAAAAACACATTGGTATCGCTGAAGACGGTACATCAACAAAAACAAACTATTTCTTTTCAGACCCAGCAGTTTTAGTAACACCACAAAAAGATATTAAAATGCCTGAGTGTGAAGTTAATTTTGTTTTAACACATGCTGATTTAGCTAATGTTAAAAAAGCGGCTGCAGTAATGCAACTACCAGATATTTCTATTCATAGTGATACAGGTGATATCATGTTGACTGCAACTGATAAAAAGAATGATACATCAAATAACTATTCTGTAAAAGTTGGTGATAGTGCCACAGATAAATTTGACTTTCATTTTAAAACTGAAAATCTTAAACTTATCGAAGGTGATTATGATGTGGCTATTTCTAGTAAAAATATTTCACACTTTAAACACAAATCGAAAGAGATACAATATTGGATCGCTCTTGAGCAGACTTCTACTTTTAATTAGAATAGGAGTTTTATATAATGGAAGACCAATTTTTGTGGGTCGAAAAGTATCGACCTAAAAAGATAAGTGAATGTATTTTACCGAGTGAAACTAAAAAAACTTTTCAAGAGTTTTTAAAACAAAGTCAAATACCTAATTTACTATTATCAGGCACAGCCGGTACCGGTAAAACAACCGTGGCTCGTGCCTTATGTGAAGAATTAAAATGTGATTATATTATAATCAATGGTTCTGATGAAGGTCGAAGTATTGATACAGTTAGAACGTATATTAAAAACTTTGCCTCTACTGTATCACTATCAAATACAGGTCCAAAGGTTGTAATCATAGACGAAGCTGACTATATGAATCCTGAGTCAGTTCAACCAGCTTTAAGAAATTTTATAGAGTCTTTTTCTAAAAACTGTCGTTTTATATTTACTTGTAATTATAAAAATAAAATTATACCTGCAATACAAAGTAGATGTGTAGTTGTTAATTATCAGATTAAAAAAGAAGACAAACAAAAAATTGCTGGGTCGTTTCTAAAAAGATTAGAAAAGATATTACAAACAGAAAATCTAGAGTATGATACTAAAGTTCTTGCAGAACTAATTATCAGACATTATCCAGATTTTAGAAGAACCATTAATGAATTACAACGATATAGTGTTCGTGGTAAAATTGATAGTGGTATTCTGGTTTCAATATCTGAAACAAATATAAACAATTTAGTTACATCGTTAAAATCTAAACACTTCGGTGACATGAGAAAATGGGTTGCCGATAATATAGACAAAGACTCTACTTTATTGTTTAGAGAAATCTATGATAAACTATATCAAGTTTTAGAACCACAAACTATTCCTCATGCAGTCATCATCTTAGCTGACTATCAATATAAATCTGCTTTTGTTGCAGACCAAGAATTGAATATGACAGCTTGTCTTACGGAGATTATGAAGGAATGTCAGTTCAAGTAAAACAATATAAATTAGCAGACTATCTCAAAGCCATAAACTATTCTAAAGAAAAACTTTTAGATAGTGAGGATAAAGATTGGGAACGTAAATATCCACCATTTATAATTAACAAAGGCCTGTCGTTTTTTGAAGACACGGTTATGTTTGCTAATGAAATCAATCGTTTACATCATCTACCGAAGAAAATGCAATTTGATTTTTTACTAAATAGTATCAGGTCGCGAAAACGATTTAGTAAGTGGTTTAAGGCCAGTAAATTAACAAATCTAGATATTGTAAAGAAATATTATGGATTTAGTAATGAGAAAGCTAAACAAGCTCTAGACATACTTACAAAGGAACAAATTGATTTTATAAAGAAAGTTTTATATCAAGGTGGAAGAAAATGAATGAAGAAATAAAATGGAATCCAGAAAGTATGCTGGAAGTCAAATTAAAACAACCTGATGATTTTTTAAAAGTTAGGGAGACACTTACACGAATAGGTGTTGCTTCTAGAAAAGATAGGGTCTTATATCAATCTTGTCACATATTACATAAACAAGGTAGATATTTTATAGTACATTTTAAAGAGTTATTTGCATTAGATGGTAAATCGGCTAATATATCTGATAATGATATTGAAAGACGAAACACGATTGCTCAGTTATTAAAAGATTGGGAACTAATTGAAGTTATCAATCACGATAAAATGGAGTCTAAAGCTCCATTATCACAAATTAAAGTTTTGTCATTTAAAGAAAAGAATGAATGGAAACTTGAACCAAAGTATAATATAGGTAACAAAAAAGAAGAACAAGAGCAGTCTAATGAAGGTCAGCAAGTTTAATCAATACATAACTGAACAAGTACCAGACCGTGATGATAAAAACGTTGCGGTCGCTGTAATCACGCAGAAGTATAATTTAAGACGAGCTAAAAATAGAAAAGAATTAACAACAGACTTCATTGTTTCTGCTTGTAAAAAATTAAAAATACCATGTTACATAATACAAACTAGATATTCTTTTATATCAGATAAAGATATAAACAAAAGAGAGTTTACAGTTTATAATATTGATGGTCAAAAAACAAATCAAAAAATAGTAGGTCCAAATACGGTTGTGTTTGCAAGAAGAGGTGCTATGATGGACGAATCAGGTTTAGCACTCATTACTAATTTTGAAGACGCCGGTTCTTATATGGTTAACAGTAGAGAAGCCATGTTGTATTGCGATAACAAATTAGTTTCTAACATGATGTTTGAAAGAGAAAATATATCAACACCAAGAACTGCATATGTATCAAATGAATATTCAATACCAAAAGCAGTAGAGCAGATTGGTGGTAAGTTTCCAGTCATCATAAAAACAATTACAGGTACACAAGGTATTGGTGTAACAAAAGCTAACGATTATGATACTCTTGTTTCTACTTTACAAGCAATGTGGAAATACAATGCTGAAATGATTTTACAAGAATATTATGATATTGATTTTGATGTAAGAACAATAGTCATGGGTGATAAAATTATTGCCTCTACAAAAAGAGTAAAAGTAAAAGGTGAGTTTCGTTCTAATATGCATAGAACAGATAAAAAAGGTGTGCCTTATACTTTAAATGATGAAGAGAAAAAACTAATCTTAAAAGCATCAAGAGCAACCACGGGTGAACTAATTGGTGTTGACCATATACTAGATAAAAAAGGTAATCCACTTATTTTAGAAGTTAATGGTTCTCCAGGTAGTGGTGCAGACTATGAAGGTTATATGTATTCAGATAACAAAATAAAATCTGAAGGTAAAATGAATGGTGAAGATTTAGTTTTAAGATATGTTAAATATTTTACCAATAAAAATAATTGGGATAAACCGTCACTATATGAATGTGGTTGGGCAGAGAGTGTAGAGATTGACGGTATCGGTAGAGTTAGAGCAAAGTTTGATACTGGTAACGGTATTAAGGCCAGCACTTTACATGCTGAAAAAATAAATATCGAAGATGGTATGGTAAAGTGGGAATATGACGGTAAACAATTCAAGGCCAAATTTAGAGAGTATGCAAAAGTCTTTAGGGCTGACCCAAAAGTCAAACCTGATACAAGACCGATTGTGTATATGAAAATAAAATTTAACAACATGATACACAGCGATGTTCCTGTTGCTTTAGATTTAAGGCAAGGATACAGCGATTTGTTGGTAAATAGAGATTTGATGAGGCGTATGTCCGTTGCGGTTAATCCAAACCGAACATTCGTGTTATCAAAAAAAGTAGATTATGCAAAAAAGAACCTTGATTAATCTACAATTTTATGATATAATAGGAGATTGAAAATGGCAGAAAATTATTCTAAAACATTATTATATAAAGCACTAAAAGATAAGTACACAGCTATTGTTTCAGAAGCTGAGGCAACATTAGAAATATATTTCAAAAACTCTGTTGGTATAGGTGAACACCCACAACAAGTAGAAGAGATGGACAAACTAATTAATAAGATTTCTGAAGCTGAAGATAATTTGTGTACTTTACATTTATTTTTTGGTGATACAGGTGAGAGTGACGATGATAAAGGTGACGCTAAAACAGGCTGATACTGGCGAAGAAGAAACAATAGAAGTTCCTGAAAACACTACCCTAATGGAAGCGACACGCTTCTATTCTAAAAACTCATATATTAGAGGAATAGAAGGTGATTGTGGTGGCACTTGCTCTTGTGGCACTTGTCATGTTCATGTGTTACCTGAATGGATAAATGTTACAGGTGTTG